GGGCACGAAGCTGCGGCTGACCAGTTGGTGCGGGCTGCGGAACGTGCTAAGAAAGACCTTGGGCGATCCACGGAGCCACTCCTCAGCCAATCTGACGATGCTGTGGCGCACGCGCTTGAGGTGGCGAACAGGAGTATCTGATGGCGACGACGAACAAGGGTCTGACCCAGCCGCCAATCGGCTCCTCCGGGTGGGGCCTTCCGCTGAACGAGGATTTCAGTGACATCGACCAAGCTTTTGGCGGTGTCACTTCGATCAACGTCACCGGCGTTACGGCGACACCCGTCGTCCTGACCTTGGATCAGTACCAGAGCCTGACGATCATATTCACCGGCACGCTGACGGCCAACGTGACCTACCAGCTGCCATCCGGGGTCGGTGGCCGATGGATCGTCCAGAACAACACGACCGGGGCCTTCTCGATCACCATGGCGTCTCTGGGTGGGGGCACCACGTTCCCGGCTGTGGCTGGATACACCAACTTCATCGCCGACGGCACCAACTGCGTGGGAAGCTTCGGCGGGACACCAACTGGCATCATCGCGATCTGGTCAGGCTCCGTGGCCACGATACCCATGGGGTGGCTGCTCTGTGACGGAACGAACGGCACGCTCGACCTTCGGGACAAGTTCATCGTCGGTGCGGGCGGAACCTACGCTGTGGGAGACACGGGTGGCTCAAATACCTTTACTCTGACAAACGCTCAGATGCCTTCGCACACGCACACTGTAGCTGGTGCAACTGCAGCTGGTGGCATTCACGCCCACAACATAAACGACCCCGGTCACGCGCATACCTACGATTACCCGTCGTTTCAATTTGGTGGCGTCACGCAGCCGGGGAACGCAGGTTACGACGCCCAAGATACCCAAAGCACCTCAGTATCAGGCACCGGGATATCCATTGTGACCGGTGGCGCGCACCAGCACACTTACAGCGGTACTACGACTTCCATCGGCGGCGGCACCGCCCACGAAAACAGGCCGCTGTTCTACGCGCTCTGCTACATATCCAAGATTTGAGGGGCGAGAAATGGCAACCGCAAACAAGGGATTTGTCCAGCCCGCTCTCGGTTCCATCGGCTGGGGCCTGCCCCTGAACGACGATTTCGGTGGCATAGATGCGGCCTTCGGAAGCGTCACCACGCTCAGCGTGACCGGGCAGACGGCAACACCGATTGTCCTGACCTTGGCGCAGTACGTCAACATGACGATCAAATTCACAGGCGTTTTGACCGCCAACGTGACCTATCAGCTTCCCGCAGGGGTCGGCGGCCAATGGGTTGTGCAGCGCGCCACCACGGGTGCCTTCACAATCACTATCGCCTCCCTTGGCGGCGGAACCTCCAAAATCCTCGATGCGGATTTTTCCGACATCGTCTGCGACGGCGTTGACTGCGCGGGAAACTTCGGGAGCCTGCCGTCCGGATCGATCATGATCTGGTCAGGCTCTCAGGCGACGATCCCTGTGGGGTGGTTGCTGTGCAACGGTACGCTTGGAACACCAGACCTTCGGGACCGCTTTGTGACTGGCGCTGGCTCGACCTATGCCGTGGGCGGTACGGGTGGCGTCACAACCGTAACCCTGACGCAGGCTCAGACACCCGCTCACGTACACAGCTTCAGCGGCAACACCAATACGGACGGCGCTCACGTCCACAATATAACCGATCCGGGGCACACACACACGTACGCGACAAAACTTGGCACCGCAGGGGGTATTCCGTTTGGGTCAGATTGGGATAGCGCTCTCACATCGGGGACAGGCGGAGCTTTTACAGGGGTAGGCATACAAAACAGCGTCTCCCACACCCATACCTTTACAACCACGTCCACCCCCATCGGTGGCGATGGAAGCCATGCCAACCTGCCGCCGTACTACGCGCTCTGCTACATCTATAAGATTTGAGGGGCACGCCATGCCAACAGCAAACAAAGGCCTGAACCAGCCGGTCATCGGAAGCACGGGGTGGGGCACACCCCTCAACGACAACTTTGGGTACATCGACGATGCCTTCGGGGGCGTGACAACGATCAACGTGACTGGCGTGACCGCGACACCGGTTGTCCTGACGCTGACCCAGTACCAGAAGCTGATCATCAAGTTCACTGGAACCCTGACAGCCAACGTGACCTACCAACTGCCAGCTGGCGTTGGCGGGAAGTGGGTTTTGAGGAACAGCACCACCGGGGCTTTCACGATCACTTTTGCCTCTCTGGGTGGCGGGACCAGCTTTGTGGCAACCCCCGACTTCGCAAATGCTGGTTCGGATGGCGTGAACACCGCCGGGAACTTTGATGCCATCGCGGCTGGCATCATCACCATGTGGTCTGGAGCTATCGGGGCAATCCCATCTGGATGGTTCCTTTGCGACGGTACGAACGGCACGCCAGACCTCAGGGATAGGTTCATCGTTGGCGCTGGTTCCGTCACCTACCCGGTGAATACCACAGGTGGGGCAAATGCCGTCACTCTGTCCCAAGCCGAGACCCCCGCTCATACCCACGATTATGGGCCAGTACTTGTCGTGAGCGGCGGAAGCCACAACCACGCAATCAACGATACGGGTCACTCTCACCTTTTTACGCGGGCATTCAACGGAAACGCCACCTCCTCCACCGGGCGCGGCGGAAACACGACCCTGACCACAATCTCAGCTGTGACCAGCATAGGAATTGTTTCTGGGGGCGCTCACGCTCATGCTTACGGCCCAACCAACACGACCTCCATCGGAAGCAGCGGAAGCCACGAAAACCGTCCCCCATACTTCGCTCTTTGCTACATCAGAAAGGCTTAAAAAATGATACAATACATCGATATCTCCACCTCTGGTGAAGTTCAGGTCGTGTCCGGCAGAAACAATCAGTACGTCTTCGAACTTTCGGACCCGGACATCCCGGTGGACATCAAGTACCTCCTCGACACGCTCCTGAACGTCGATCCTCAGGCTGGCCTTGTGGCGGTCCACCTTGAGCGCGGGAACGGCAGGGAGTTCACCACCGCCACGTACTCTGGCGGCATCGTCGTGGGTTCCGATGGTGTCGGCGGCCAGTTCGATGTGATCATGAACAACCTGCAGCGCCTCGCTGTCGCGATCAATCAGGTGCCTCTGCCAGCGCCGCCGCCCAGAATTCCGAACCTGACTTTCGCCCAGCTGATGATCGGCCTTGTGGCAGAGGGCTGGATCACGGAGGCAGAGGGTGGAGCGTGGCTGGTCGGAACCCTGCCAGACCCGGTCCTTCTGGTGATCTCGATGCTGCCGCCTGAACAACAGTTCGCCGCCAAGGCACGGGCCATCCGACCATCCGAGATCATCAGGAATGACCCGCTCGTTGCCGCTCTAGCCACTGCTGAGGGGAAAACGTCTGCGGAGATCGACGATTTCTTCCTTACTTATTCTGGAGTGTAGTATATACTAATAACAGGCCTTCCTTTGGAGTACCGCCATTGACCTTCGTTCGCTTCACGCACGACAAGAACCTTGAGGGTGTTTTTCCGTCGCCAGTTCCGGCGATTAAGAAGGCTCCAGATTTCTACAAGGCCATCCGTCCTCAGCATGGTAGCCACCCCGATACAAGCACGGTCAAGCGCTGCGTTCCGTATATGGACGCTCTTTCAGCAGGGTTTGTGATCCCGCTTTGGGCTGATCTTTATGTGGCAGCAAACAACGGAGATATATCCTTCAGTTTTCCTAGAAATTTCCCCATGGCGTTGAGCATGGATCAGCACGGCTATACCCAATTTCCGGATCACCCTCTCTCCAACCGCCCCTATGGCAAGAACCTCTTGAAGTTTATCAACCCATGGGTGGTGGAAACCGCGCCGGGATATTCCTGCCTGTTCACAGCCCCTCTGAACCATCTTGAAACGAAATTCAAAATTTTAGACGGTGCGGTCGATACCGATAACTACTACTCAAACGTTCACATTCCCTTCCTGTGGACTGGCGGAGATGGCGAGTTTTTCATTCCGAAGGGCACCCCTCTCGTTCAGATCATCCCATACAGGAGAGAAACTTTCACCCTTGAAGTCGATGTGACAAACTTTGATCGTCGCACCAATATTAGGTCACTTCTCGGAACCCACATAAAAGACGGATACCGCAAGGAGTTCTGGTCAAAGGCCAAGACGCTTGACGACGAATATGAAGAAGAAATGGGCGCGCCGACCCCTACGACGTGAATTCCACCACCAGAAGGGAACCCACCGGCCTGAGGCTGATTTCGTGGGTTCCCATCGGTATCATCTCCACCATCTCCTTCGGGAAGTTCAGCCGTCTGGTCGATGACCTCGCGCTGGTCTTCTTGACTTTGAAGTGGCCGCCGTCCGGCGTCAGCTTGATGCCGATCTGGCCTTCCTTCCCGGTGTAGAAGGTCGCCGTCATGTCGGTCGGTGCGACATCTGCAGGGAAGATGATGTACGCGATCATGGGGTTCTTCGCGTTTCGGGACATGTACGGGGTGACCCGCTTCTGGTGCCGTGGCGATTTCATTTCTCTTTGTCCATCTTGATCTTGCCGATGTGCGCGACGTTCAGGGCGACCATGCCAGCGCTGAAATAGTTCCCGACGTTGTCACGGTAGAACTCTTCGACCGTGAAGAACTCTTCGTCGCCCACGGAGAGGATGAACTCTGCCACCGTCTTGGCGGGGCTTTCGCAGATCACTTGGTGGATGGGGGAACCGCTCCGCGTCGGCATGTTCATGGTAATCAGAAACCGGTTCATCTGCTCTTCCTGAATTCGTTGATGCGCCGGGCTTCCATCTCGATGTGCGGCCTGATCAGGACCGGCACCCGATTGAGTGCCCTCTTCCGCGCCTCTCTGCCTTCTATGGCAAGGATCGAGACAGCGCCATCATAGATGTATTTTCGACAGGCGGACTGGATGCCATCCTCCTCGTCCTCCATGCGGACCTTGCCGCGCAGGATGCGCTCTATGCGCTTGCTGGGGCGGGTTTCGTCAGTCCACATGGCTAAGATAGTCATGAAAGGCCTTCCACGCCTCGTCTACGCCCAGCGCGATGCATGTGAAGCATCCCTCAGCCTTGGCCGCCCTGAGGTACTTCAGCTGGTCTTCGGATATGCTGGACGCGGTGTGGTCCCGGCGCTTCAACTCGCAGACGAACGCAGGGCTGCCGGGGATGACGATGTCGGGGGCACCGGTGGTCATGCCCTCAGACTTCTCCTTGGCGGCCTGCAGCATCGTCCTGATGCCCTCGTTGCGGGGGTGCAGGGCCAGAACCCCGAACGTGTCCGGATAGGTGCGACGCAGGCGGGCGAAGAACGTCACCTGTTCCGCAGCTTCCTTCGGACACGACCCCCGGTAGGTGAGGTCGCCATAGATCACAATGTCATCTGGGAGCTTCATCTGCAGCCTTATTGTAATTCAGGACGCGGTAGAAACCGCTCTCGCCGTCCTTTTGATACGTAATCGTCATCGGTGCTTTGCCACCCAAGGCGTCCAGCGCGGCGCGATCTGCCTTTGCCTTCGACCACTCGGGAAACTTCATAACCCAGAATGAAAATGACCGATATGGGGTGACCACGTCAACCCTATCCATGGGCTTTCCGCTGCGAGAGACCTGAGGCATCTTTTTCCACTGCAGAACCTCGTCAGTCTGCCGCTGGGTGGGATCGCGCTTCAGGGCCTTGAAGTCGATCCGGAGCTTCTCGTTGGGGTCGACGATCTCGCCCTTGCAGGAGGAGCAGTACCGGGCCGCGATGTCGTTTGGTTCGCTGCAGTGCGGGCACTCCTTCGACGTCCACCGATAGGTGCACTGGTGCAGGTCACCGGCGACCGTATCCATGGCCCGACACCGGCGGCCAAAGTGTGCAGGCATCGCACCCCACTCGGTCTCGAAGGGAATGCCGTCCAGATCGACGAAGTACCCGCTGGCGTCGATCTCGTACTCTTCCTTGTTGGGGCGCGCGGAGAAGGTGTTCTCGGTGGAGCACTGGGGGCACACGCACGTGACCTCGCCAGACCCGTCACCGCCGGTGGAGACCTTGATCTCAGGGCCGAAGATGTCTTGGTCGGGGCAGTGACGCTCGATGTTCTCGGCATAGTCCAGAATGAGGCAGTCGGTCTTGCCGCTGTCGACCCGAAGACCCCGACCGATGATCTGCTGCAACAGGCCGACGCTTTCAGTGGCCCGTAGGAGGGCGATCACGTCAACGTGAGGGGCGTCGAACCCAGTGGTCAAGACGGAGACGTTCACCAGATACTTGATCTTCCGGGCCTTGAACTTCTTCAGGATGGTGTCGCGCTCAGCCTTGGGCGTCTTGCCTGTCACGATGGCAGACAGGCCCGGCGGCAGGCTTGCCATGCACTCGTGGGCGTGGCGCACGGTGGCAGCGAAGATCATGACGCCCTGACGGTCAGCGGACTGGGCGACGACGTCAGCGATGATGGCTGAGGTCTTCCTGCCGTGCCCGTGGTACGCCCGATCCACCGCCTGCGCGTCGAACTGGCCCCGGCTGTTGACCTGCATGTTCAGTGTTTCGTACGATTGAGCGTTGATCTTCCCGACGATGGGCTGGGTCAAGTATCCGGCCTCGATCAGTTCGTACGCGCGGATGCGGTCGACGCAGGCGGCGAAGTAGGGTTCGCGGGTCTGGCTCTCAGAGACAGGCTTCCCGTCCGGCCACAGGCCGAAGATGTACCCGGTCTTCATGCGGTATGGCGTGGCGGATAGGCCGATCACCCGCAGGTTGGGGTTCGCTTCCCGCATGACCTCGATGATGGACTGCACGGTGGGCGTGATCCCGTGGCACTCGTCGATCACGACAGCGGCGAACTCCTTGCCGAAGCGGCTGATCGAGTTTTTGACGGTGCCGGGCGTACCGAACACCACTGGGTGGCGCAGGCTCTTCTGGCCAGCGCTGGCGCTGAAGATCGAGCACTTGGCACCGGTGGCCCGGTACTTCTCGCTGTTCTGGGTGACCAGTTCTGCGGACGGGGCGAGGCATAGGACGTGCTTGCCGCCGGACACGCGGTGGATCGTCGATGCCACGCTCTCGATGATATGGCTCTTACCGGCCCCCGTGGCCGCCTCGATGCAGCATGGGGACCGGTTGCGTGAAATCCAAGCTATGATGCTGTCATGCGACTGCTGCTGGTATGGTCTCAGGGTCATTCTGCTTCTCTACGCTACAATCTCATTGTGGTATTTACAGCATATTTCCCTAAGGTTCAATCACATTTTCAGCATCATCTTTATGATTTCACTTGGATCATTCCCTTCTCGACGCCATTCGTGACTGCTTCATAGAAGTCACCGCATGGGGCATCAGTGGCGTTCGTTATCATTTTCCACATTGCCTGCCTCACGCCCTCAGTTATTGCCTCCATCAAATGTTCGACGCTGATCGGCGGAATGCTGTCCTCCACACCTTCCCTGATTGCTGCGGCGACATCTTCGACCTCAAGTTTAGGCAGTGCATTATCTTCAGACATTTTCTTCTCCTTCCATGGTTTTAGTAAACTTGGTTCCGATGATCCCTCTCAGGGCCTTCGCGTACCCGTCGCCTTCGTGCATATATTTCCTGTTTGCGGGCATCGTAAAAACGCTTCCCCTAAGGTCCATGACCAACTCGTTGTCCTCGCAAAACTTCGCGCAGTACTCGACGGTGTCTTGGCGGCACCTTTCCAGCTGCTTGCGAAGCTTCACGTTAATGGCGCGCTGCCGTTCCAGTTCGTCGCTCATTTCAGCGTCCAGAAGCTGGTGGGCTTGCCGCGCCACGGTTCAAGGTTCGCACCGGGTGCCAGAACTTGGATGGCTTTGGCGTATGACACCGATCCGGCGCGCTCCGTCTTGGTCAGGCGCTTTCCGCCGAAGGATGCGTTGCGCCCCTTCGCCATCTCCACCATGGCCTCAAGAAGCTCTTTCTTGCGCTCCTCAGCCTTCGCAATGGCATCGAGGACGTCGGTGTATTCGGCCACCATCTGCAGCGCTCTGGGGGTGTCGACGACGACCAGAGGGTCGTTCAGGTATTCGTCCGGTTCATCACATGCCGCAAGGAACTCCATGTAGAATTCCCGAAGCTTCGGCATGATCGTGGCGATGTATTCCGGATCGTACGAAACAACGTCAAGCTTGTTGTCGCGCGGGGTCCACTGCCAGAAGTAGCATTCCGACCGGTTTGTGCAGAACATCTGGACCTGCATCTGAGCGTAGTAATGCTCCTGATCCTCGATGTTCTTGAACGGCACCGGCGCTTCCTTGTCCCGAAGGCCAAAGGGGCACTTAATCTCGACCAGATAGTCGTCGCCGACGTATCCGTCAGGGCTTGCGCCAAGCCAGTCCATCACGGGGTGTACGACGAAAGTCGCACTGGTGACAGGCAGGCCGATCTTGACCTCAAGGTCTTCGCGGGCTTCGTCTTCGTGGGTGATGCCCCACTGGGTGGCGATGTTGCCGTTCCACTCGCTGGGAGCCTTATGGTACTGGCGGACCATCCGGCGCATGATCGTCTTTCGGTCGGCGTTCGGATCGACACCCAGTATCGCCCCAACGGCGGAAGCTGTGACGCGTCCCTTCCGGGCACTGAACCACTGTTCGCTGCGCTGTTCCATCAGAAGAACCCCGTGTTCTGTACGCAGCTGCTCATGAGCGCCACGCAGATCACCACCGTCAGGCAGATGATCGCTGTCATCTTCATTTTCTCGTTCATGGTAATCCCACAGATAATGTTGTGGGAGAGGGGCGTACCCCTCTCCGGTTTTCAACGGTTCCAGAGCCACATGGCCGCAGAGCCGCAGACCAGTCCGATGGTGAACGGCAGGACCGCCTTCGCCACCAGAAA